TTAAATGCCGATGGCGAACCATGAAATAGTTCCCGCATTTGAAGAAGATGATGAGTTGGAAAGGACCATGCCCGTGTTGGAATAGCTGCTGACTACGGTGTTGTATGCGCTGCTGTTGTTGATGGCGATAGGTGGGATCAACGGACCTGTGCTGAATGGGGTTTTGAAAGATACCTGGGTCGATGCGATGCCTGCTTGAATGTAGGCGGTTCCCCATTGAAGCGTCAGACCATTGGGAAATTTCTGGTAGCCCGGATTATCCAAAACGCCCGCAAAGACGCCAAGAATCGAAGAGGTGACGTGTTCGACATTGGCGACCTGCTTGGGATTGGCTCCCGACGAAGGAGTAGGCGTTGTAGGCACCCCAGCTAAGGTCAGGCCGTCCTTGGTGGCGTTGGCCACGGTGATACCGGCGATTTGCAAGGAAAGCAGATCGGCTACGCCGTCAATGTCGCCAAGATAGAGCTTGTTCTCCCCCATGCCAAACACGCGGCCTGTCGCGTTTTTCGCGTTGGAGGTGCGAAGGAAATCCCCATATTTCAATGTACGGGAAGCATCAATAGCAGTCTGCAGGTCGGTTTTGCTGGCGCCATCTGTAATGCCATAACCAGAGAGCGTGCTGGACTTGTCCGCTTTGGCAGCCAGCTGCTTGGTGATGGTGGCAGCGTAATTGCTGTCGTTGCCGAGCGCAGTTGCCAATTCCTTCAGTGTGTTCAGCGTATCCGGGGCGCCCGACACTAGGTTGTTGATGGCAGCTTGCACATACTCCACATTTGCCACTTGTTTGGTGTTGGCGTTTACAGCGGGAGTTGTGGTGGTGGGTATGCCATTTAAGGCCAAACCATCTTTGCTGGCATTGGCTACGGGAATACCGGCGACTTGAAAGGAAAGCTGCTCGGCTATGCCGTCGATGTCGCCTAGATATAGTCTATTCTCTCCTACGCCAATCACGCGACCCGTCGCATTTTTTGAGTTGGTGGTACGAAGGAAGTCGCCATATCTCAACGTGTGAGAGGCATCCATGGCAGTTTGTAAGTCCGTATTGCTGGCCCCATCCGTAATGCCATACCCCGCCAGTGTAGTTGGCTTTTGATTGCCGCCCCAGGCGATGTTCTGCACCGCCTGCAGCAGCTGATCCTTGCGCGCCGGGTCCGGGCTCTGGCCGCTGCTCTTGAGGACGGACAGCAGCTCCTGTTGCGTGGACTGAACGGCGGATTGCACGCCGTTGAGCCAATCCGAGGTGACGATGGTACCGAGTTCGCCGGTGGCGGGGTTGCCGTCATGGAACAGGCCGTCCGGGCTGGTGATGGGTTTGAGCTGGTCTTGCATGGAAAGCGCCTCCCGCTGGTAATGAGAAATCGGCCGCTGGGGCCGATGACAGATGTCGCCGATTGAGAATGGAAGCGATTGTGCGGCAGGAGGCTTGGGTGGATCAGTGGACGGATTTCAGTGCGCGCAAAGCGAAAAACGGCAGCATGCGCCACCGTTTTGCAGAGGAACGCCTGACGATATCTAGGCCGGTTGTTTGGGCCAGTCGGTTTCGACCAGCCGCGGCCACATCGCCAGATCGGGCAGACGGGATAGGTCCACGCAGTAACGCTTCCAGTCTGCCAGTTTGTCCAGTTCAGCCGCAGAGGCGATGCCGAGCGATTCGGCGTCCTCCAAGGGACGTCGGGCGGCGTAGGCGTCGGCCAGACGCTGCTTCAGCTCGGTGTTGGTCTTCTGCGCCAGCGCGGCGGCCTGGGCGGTCTTGTTGATGGCCCAGCCCTTGCCGTCCCAGGCCGGAAATTCGCACGGTTGCAGCAGGGTGGCGCGCAGGCTGTCCGGCGTGTCGCCCAGGCGGGCCTGGACTGGTTGCGCGGTGTCGACGCTCCACAGCTTGACGGCGCGCCAGTCCGGTGTGACGGTCCAGCCGCCGTCGTGGAAGACGGCAGTCTGGCGTTCGGCGGCGACTGGCGGCTGCAACTCAGTGCTGTAGGCCGGCAGCAGCCAGACGCCGGGTTGCAGCGGCGATGGATCGGCCGCAGTCTGTCCCTGGTATTCGCCGGTTTGCGGGTGGTATGCGTAGACGGTTTTGTTGTTGTCAGACATGGCGGGTTCCTCAGTATTTGATGCAGGCGAGCAGGGCGACGTTGCGGGGGCGGGTGGAGAAGGCACCGTTATCGCCGGAACCGGGAACTGCGGATGCATTGGCAACGTAATAGGTTGTATTGTTCAGATCAGTTGGGGTTTTATTTCCCTCGACCACTGTGTTGGTCCAATCATTTTCGGTATCCCATGCGCCAACTGCGAAGGTGCCTGCAGGATAGGCGCCGCTATACTTATCGATCAGACAGCGAATCGCGGTAGGGTTTTGTTTCGTGCCGAAACCGCGTCCGTTATCCACGCCGCGACCGTCATCCCATCCACGCACAAACTCGCCGCGCAGGTCCGGCAGGTTGAAAGTGGTGGAGCCGTCGCCAGCGCCATAATAGGTGCCAAGCGCCGCGAACAAGGACGGATAGTCTTTGCGACTCACGTCAGCGCCATTAGCTTTGAGCCATCCTTGCGGCGGAGCGGACATGGCGAAGAAGGCGACCTGGCCGGTCAGATGACCTTCATGAATCAGGGTGCGCCAGGGATTCCAGTGACCGGCGCTGTCGTCGTTTCGAGTGCGGAAACGCATGATGCTGCCACTGCCGTAATCGGCTGTCAGCTGGCAGGAGTAGTCGATGCTGCCGCCTAGGCCGCCGAAGGCGATGAACGGGCCATTGACGCCGCTGGAAGTCCCATAGTTGAAGCCCATTTCGCCAGCGGAGATCGAGGTATCCAGGGATGTGCCGTCATCTGTATGAACCCGGTAGCGACGTTTCTTGATGATTTGAATGTCATTTCCCGAATGCCACACGCGGTATTCGCTGCCTGTTGCCTCTTTCAAAACCAAGGTATCGTCACCATAGCTTTTGTGCACCAAGGCCACGGCGCTATTGCCGGGACGGTGCAGGCCCAGGGCCGGGAAGTCGGTGCCGGTGGAGCGCAGCTCCAGCGTGCCATTGGTGTAGAGATTGTTGTCGTAGACGTTGGGCGTGGTTTTGAAGATCTGCGACGTTTGCGCGGTGGACAGCGCCAACGTGTTGATGCCGTAGCCGGCCAGCGAGCTGGACTTGTCAGCCTTGCCGGCCAGTTTGTTGGTGATGGTGGCGGCAAAGTTGTTGTCGTTGCCCAGCGCGGCCGCCAATTCCTGCAGCGTGTTCAGCGCGCCGGGCGCGCCGCTGACCAGGCCATCCACCGCCGCTTTCAGCTCGGCCTTGGTGGCGCCGTCGGTGATGCCGTAGCCGGCCAGCGTGGTGGCGGCGTCGGCCAGCTTTTGCCATTGGCTCCAGTTGCCGCGGTAGCGGCAGCGGTACCAGCAGCCGGTGTTGTCATAGCATTGGTAGGTCTGGTAGACCATATTTTCATCGGATAAAACAAACAGCAGGCCGGCGCGCGGCGCCGGGTAGTTGGTGCCGTTGGCGGCGTAGGCGTTGCCCGGGTTGTGGTAGAGGCCATCGTCCGTGATGTTGTTCAAATCGATGCGATCACCGAGCTGGGGCCGCAGCGTCAAACCATCCGTAATGCCATACCCCGCCAGGGTGGTGGGCTTGCTGTTGCCGCCCCAGGCGATTTTCTTCACGGCCTGCAATAGCTGGTCCTGGCGCGCCGGGTCGCTAGCTTGGCCGGTGTCTTTTAGCACCGACAGCACTTCCTGTTGGGTGGCCTGGAGGGCGGATTGCACATTGTTCAGCCAGTCGGCGCTGACGATGGTGCCGAGTTCGCCGGAGGCGGGGTTGCCGTCGTGGAATTTCTGGTCCGGCGTAGGAATGGATTTGATGGGGTCTTGCATGGGCGCTCCTGAGGAATGGATGGGAGGCGGCTTGCCGCTGGCGGCAGGGCCGGGTGAGGAGAGGGGCGGGCAGAGGGCGCGCGCAGCGCGGGGTTACGGCTGGTAGGCGAAGTAAAGGAAGGTGTGGGCCGGTTTGAGGTCCTGGATCATTTCCTCCAGCCTGGGGTCGCCGAAGGCGGTGAGGCGTTCGCCCGCCAGCGATTGGCCGGCGCGGAACTGGTAGGGACGGACCTTGCTGCCGAACACCGTCACCTGCCACACCCAGGGGATGTCTTCGCTCCACAGCTGCTGGCCGGCGCGGTTGACGCCGGCGCGGAACGGCTGCGGCTCGGCGATTTGGATCTTGTAACCCATGCCGGCGGCCAGCCGGGTGAAGTAGGGGATGGACAGGCCGCCGGTTTCGGCCAGCTTGGCCAGCACGGCCTGCTGACGCTGCTGGTAGGGCGCGCCAGGCGGCGGCGTCAGGCCGCAGACGCGCTCCCAGTCGGGCAGCAGAGCCTCGGCTTGCAGCGGAGTGACGGCGCCGGCCAGCTGGCGGGCAGAGCTTTGCGCGCGGTCCAGCGCCACGCCTTCGCTGGCCAGTTCGGCTTGCAGCCGCGGGCCGTCCGGGCTGTAGCTGACCGGCGGCAGCAGCCGGGTCAGCAATTCCTGGTAGGGCGGTTGCGGCATCATTTCAGCGCCCTCACCGTCAGCTGGCCCAGCCGCAGCCATTCCACCTTGCTGGCGTCGGAAACCGGTTTGACGTTGCCGGCCGGGGCGTTGAGCTGGCGATCCTGCACGCCGGGCAGGTCGGAAATCATCGCTTCGATCCGGCTTTTGACCAGCTGCTCGCCGGGCGCGAGGCCGGCGAAATAGGCTTGCAGCGTTTGCTGCAGCAACGGCGTGAAGGCGTCCGCGCTCATGCCGCCCAGATCCAGCGCCACGTCGATGTCCACTGGGCGCGGCGTGGGCGCCAGCACCAGGCAGTTTTTGGCGGTGACGGGCCGCAAATCTTCGATATGGGCCTGCACCTTGGCCAGCGTTTTATCCGAGGGCAGGCTGCCGTCGGCGGTGATGACCACGTCCACGGTGCCGGCGCCGCGCCGCAGCGGGTAGACGTAGGCGGCGCTGACGCCGTCGATTTCCATCGCCCAGCGGCGGTAGTCGTATTGATTGCCGCCGGCGGGCGGGCGGCGGATCAGCTCCAGCAGGCGGTCCAGCAGGGCTTGGTCGTTTTCTTCGTCGGTGGCGCCGGTCATTGCCAGCAGGATGGCTTTGCTGGCCACGCCGGACGGCGCCTGCATCAGTTCCACCGGCAGATTGGCGGGTTGATTGCCGGCGCTGCCGGGCTGGCTGGCTTGGATGGGCAGGCTGGCCTGGCCGTTGACGTCCAGCCGGTCCGGCGCCGGCTTGCCTTGGGCATCGAAGGGCTGCGCGACGTACAGCTGGTCGCCCACTCGGACTTGCAGGCCGCTGGCCACCAGGGCGCCGGGCGCGCCGTTGATCTGCAGCCAGCCGCTGGCGGCGGCGGCAGGCTTGCGCACGATGCCGCGCAGGCGGGCGTGCTGTTCCAGGTAGGCGCTGTCGGCGGTGTCGGGGAAGATCTGGCGCGCGATCCAGCTTTGGTGCTGGTACAGCCCTTCCACCGCGCCGGCGGTGGCGCTGGCGCGGACGAAGTTGTCGCTGTCAGGCGCGGTGGCGGCGTCGGCGCGCAGGTTTTGCAGGTCGCGCAGCAGCGCGTCGCGAATGCTGGCGAAGTCGGGCGTGGACAGGGGCATCAGGCTATCCTCACTTGATGTTGGAAATGTCGGATGTGGCCGCCGGTTTCGGCCACTTCAATGCTCAGCAGCAGGCGGCCGGGGCCTTGCCGCTGCGCCGATACCTGGATGCGGCTGGCGCGGCCGTCCTGTTGCAGGGGTTGCAGCGCTTGTTCCGCGTACTGGCAGGCCAACAGGTCGATGCGGCTGCTGTCTTTGCTGCGCGACAGTTCGTGCAGGCGGGAGCCCAGCGTCGCATCGGCCCACCAGCCGCCCAGCGGGGTCATCAGACGGAGGTAGACGGCGTTGGCGAGGGTGTTGGTGGCGCCGCCGGCGTAGTCGCCGGTGACGGGGTCCAATAGTGGGTCCATGGCTATTTTCCTGGATGGGGGAAGGAGGCGGCAGAGGACGCCGGTCAGTGGCGCGGCTTATTTGGGCGGGCTGGTGGGGCCGTTCGGTGCGTCATGGGTGTGCGAGACCAGGCTCTTGCCGCTGGCCTTGACGTCGCCGCTGGCGTTCATCGATCCGGACAGCTGGATGTCGCCGTTGACGCTGGCGCCGCTGCCGCCCTGGATGGCCAGGCCGCCGTTGCCGTTGATCTGGCCCTGGGCTGTGAATTGGGCGCTGGTTTTCAAGGCGGGGGTGGTGAAGCTGGCTTGCTCGCTGGCGTTGACTTGCCAGTTCTTGCAGCTGAGCTGGAAGGTGTCGCACTCTACGGCGATGATCCTGCCGCGTTTGAGCACGATCTTGCTGCCTTCGTCGCTGTACAGCGCCACTTCTCCCGGTTGCAGCGATTGCAGCCGGTAGCTGCCGTGCTCGGTGGCGATCACCACGCTGTGGCTGCTGCGGCCGCCCAGCGGCAGCACCATGGCCATGCTGCCGGGCGGCGGATTGGAGGTGTAGCCGTAATGCTGGAACAGCTCGGCGTCTTGCAGCCGCTCGCCGGCCAGCGCGTCGGCCTGGGCCAGTTGCACGCCGCCGCCGCTGTCCACATGGGTCAGCGCCGCGCGGAAGCCCTGGCGCACATTGCTGAAGGCGCGGCGTATGCGTTGGTCTACTTCATGCCACATGTTTTTCTCCTTATGCTTTGCCGGCGCGCATCGCCGGTATCCAGCACTGGTCTTCTTTCAGCGTCAGCCGCGTGACGCAGCCTTGGCCGCGGCCGCCTTCGAAGCTGCGCGCCATCAGGAAATAGGTGCCGTGGATGCCGTGCGGCTCGCTTTCCACCTCGATGCGCTGGCCGGGCGTCCATAGCGCGCCCTGGCTGTCGCGGTGGCCGGCCACGGTGGCCGTCAGCGTGTAGCCGGCCAGGCGGGCGTCGGCCAGCATCTTGTCGGCGCGCGCGGCCAGTTCGGCCGGGCTGGCGGCGTCCGGCTCCACCTGGATGCGCGGCTTGTGATAGCAGACGTCGGAATCGAATGTTTGATGGCGCATGGCGTGGCGGCCGGCCGTCAATGCCTGGCCATGGGCCTGGCCCAGCAGGGTCAGCTCGGAATAGCGCTGCGCGTGGGAGCGGGTTTCGCTCAGGCTCAGCACATTGTTGCCCTTGCCGTCGCGGCGCAGGATCAGCCGCGCGGTGGCGGGGCGGCTGTAGTCCGGGCCGCCCACCACCAGGGTGCCGTCCGGATCGAACCAGGCGGTCAGGCCGTTGGCCTGCGCGGCGCGGGTGAGCACGTCCCAGGCGCTGTTGCCGGGATCGACGTTGATCTTCTCGATCTGGCCCTGGGCCTTGGCGCCGACGCGGATATGGGCGATGCCCAGCGGCTTCACCACGTTGTCCAGCACGTCCTGCAGCGTCATGCCCTTGGCGGTGAACAAGGGCGCGCTGCAGTCCAGCAACATGCCGGCCAGGTCGCGGCCGGACAGCGCCAGCTGATGGCTGCCGGAGGCGACGCTGTGGCTGATGTCGTCGATGCGGCCCAGCAGCACGGTTTCGCCGCCTACCTGCACTTTCACCAGCGCGCCCGGCTCCACTTCCGGCGGAAAGGCGCCGCCGGGCAGGCCCAGCGACACCTGCCAGCCGTCGGCGGCCATGGCCAGGTCGGAATCGATGGCGTAGTGGGTCCAGTCGCCGTGCTGGCGGCCGTTGATTTGCAGGCTGACGGCGTGATTAGCGGGCGTAGCCATAGACCAGGGTTCCCGGAGTCAGGTGATTCGGTTGCGACAGCTGCGGGTTGAGCCGCAGCAGCTCGTCGGCGCGCGGGCTGTCGCCATACCACAGGTGGGCCAGCTGGCGCAGATTGCAGGCGGCCTCCACCTTGCGCTTCAGCAAGGGCGGTTTGGCGGCGATCAGCGCGGCGGCGCTTTGCTGCACCTGCAGGCCCAGCGTGCGCAGGCCGTCCACCACCGGATACGCATCTTCAGACGCCATGCCGGCGCGCCATTGCTCCATGGTGGCTTGCAGCGAACCGCGCACGTCGCCGGCGATCTGCTCCAGCGCCGGCGGCGTCAGCGTTGGCTTTTGCGCCTCGCTTTGAAAGATGCCGGCGGCCGCGGCGGCCAGTTTGGTGGAGACATGCAGCTGCAACATGGCGTCGATGCGGCGTTGGTCATCGGCCCAGACCGATAGCGAGGTGCCGGCGGCAAGCGGGGCGATATTCTGGCGCACCGTGGCCGGCAGGTTTTCCAGGCGGCGGCGCAGCGCTTTCCAGTCGGCCAGCGTGGCGGAGGGCAGCGCGGCGGCGGTTTTCAGCGCCGGCAGCGGGCCGAGATCGACTTTCAGATCCAGGCGCCAATTGGCGGCTGCGTCCACCAGCTGGGCGGCTTGGGCGACGAAGGCCTGCGGATAGGCCAGCAGGTCCGTGGCCTGGGCCACCGCCTGGTTGGCCATTTTCGCCAGCTGTCCCACCGTGGCGGTGAGCTGCTGGCGCAGCGCGGCCACCCGGCCCAGCGCGCCCTTGGCCGTCGCCACCACGCCTTGCGCCTTGGAGAAGGCCTCGCCGGCCATCTGGCGCAGCTTGTCCACCTGGGACGAGATGGCCTCCACCTGCGGCAGGGCGGCGCCGGCGGCGAAAAACGGATTGCCCGGCGTGGCTTCCACCCAGTTGATGTCCACTGTGCAGGAGTCCGGCGCGTCGGCGTCGTGGCTGATCTGGTAATCCAGCACCTGCGCCTGCGGCATGCTGCCGAACACCGGGTGCACCAGCTCGCCGGGGCCGGCGGCATCCAGCGCGGCGACGAGCTCGCGCAGCCGGCGCTGGTAGTCCTTGCCCCAGAACATGGCGGACAGCGACACCTTGCGCGCCTTGCGGCCCAGGTCTTCCACGTCCGCGCCATCCTTGTACGGGTATTCGTGCAGCGCCTGATCGCGCTGCGCGCTGTCCACGCTTTTCAGGCAGTCGAAGCGCACGCCGCGAAAGCTGGCGTCCACCATGGCGCCGGCGGATGGGACGCCGGCGAATACATTGAGGCTGAACATCAATTCCTCCTTTGTTGCTTGCTATTGGCGGCGTTGACGGCGGCGACGATGTTGCCGTTTTGGACGTCGACCACCACGCGTATCGGTTGGGCCAGCTGCGCCAGCGCGGCGCTGAGTTGGGCTATCAGGGCGGATAGCTGCGATTCGGCTGTATTGCCGAGAGCAGGTGCGACTTGACCGGTCGGCGCAGATTTTTTGGGCGCCGCCGCCGGCTTGGGCATGGCCTGGGGCGACTTTGCTGGGCTTGCGGGCTTGGGGAGCGCAGTGGCTGCTGGCGCCGGTGTTTTAGCTCCCTGGGTGGCTGGTGCAGCAGCAGGGGTGAGCGAGGCATGTTTGGGATCGACTGCGCCGCTGACGGCAATCTTGCCCGCTTGCACTTTGTCGGGGGCTGTGTTCTGGCGGGTTGGCGCTTTTGGCGCGATAGGCTGTGGCGTCGCAGGTTTTGGGACAGCTGGCTTAGGCGCGTCGGCTCCTGCCTGCGGTTGAACTTGGGCTGGCATGGCGGGAGAGGACTTTAGGTACTCTGCCTTGGGCCGCAGGAATTTTTGCGGCGCCTTCCAATAACCGGAGCCCAGCTTGGCGCTCGATGCGCCCTTTGTAGATTGGGCACCGAAAAAGTTACCTTTACCTGTCTTAGCGTCGTAGTTCTCTACGATGCCGGTATGGTTCTTGTCCCCTTGCCACAGAACAATGTCGCCGGGTTTGACGTCTTTCGGATCGACTTCCTCGTAATATTCGGAGTGGGCCATGTCCGCAGTGGTCTGGTACGGAATGGCATAGCCCGCGCCCTTGACTGCCTGGTTGACCAGATGGGAGCAGTCGATGCGGTTTACTCCTTTAGCGTCTTTCTCTCCGTTGCCGCCAAGTTTGTAGCGATAGCCATTAAAGTGGGCTCGCTGGGCCAGTATGGCATTGGGTTCGACTTGACTGGCCTGGGCAGCAGGCTGCGCGGGTGCTGGGGCTGCGGTTTTCTTTGCCTGGGAATTATCTTGCGGTGGAGGTGTATGAGCCGCAGGTTGGACTACATCGATATGTTGAGTGGGGGCAGGGTGAGCAGGTGCAGATTGTACTGGTGTGGTTCCGCGGGCTGCGGCTTCCTTTGCCTGGGGATTCGCTTGCGACAGAAGCGTATGAGCAGCCGGCTGAACTGCATCGACATGCTGAGTGTGATCAGGGTGAGCAGGTGCAGATTTTACGGGCGTGGCTGCGCGGGCCGCGGTTTTCTTTGCCTGGGACTTCCCTTGCCGCTGAGGTGTTGTATGAGCAGGCGCAGATTGTACAGGCGTGGCTGCGAGAGCTGCGGTTTTCTTTGCCTGGGGCTTCGCTTGTGGCAGAGGCGTATGAGCAGCCGGTTGGACTACATCGGCATGCTGATTGGGGCCAGAAAGAACCGGCGCAGACTGTGCTGGCGTGGTAGCGGACGGGGCTTGGATGGGGCCTTGTTTTAGATACTGCTCGTATTTTGCTTTTCTCTCGGCATAGCCGTTCTGGCCGCTGTTGATAATCTGAGTTGCCTGTTTGACATTACCTGCCCGGCCTGCTTCAGCCAAACCTTTATGGCTTTGCCAATACCAGACAGCGATTTTGGCTGCGTTGGAGGGGTCTTCCGCCAGTTCGGGATGGTTGATGAGATCGAGCTTGAGCGCTTTGCCTGCGGCAGCGTACTGATCGTGACCGGTCAATTGCACGAAGCCGCGGCCGCGATATTTGATCCCATCTCCTGGGTTTTTGTTGCCCATACGACCGCCGTAAATGGCGTCATAGACTTTTTCTTGCCCGGAATTGATCAGCGCTTGAGCCTGTTGTTCTGTGGTGATCCCTTGGGTTTTGAGTCTGTTCTTAAATGTACTTAGGAGATTGCTGGCATTGCGATAATTCCCTTCGCGCATGTGACTGAAGTCCCAACTCTCATGGGCTGTCTGGGCCAGAAACATTGCCTGCTCTTTGGGATCGTGGATGCCCGCCTGCAGCATGGCGTTGATCAGGACCGCCTTGTTATTGGCGGCGGCTTGATTAGGCTGTTTCTTGCTCATTTCGCTCGTATCTCCGGGAAAGCGCGATGCGCATGGCGCACCGCGCTGGTTTCAAGACAGTTGGCTTATTCGACGACCTTCCGCAGCGACATCAGCTTGATATCGCGGCGAGCTTCGTTTTCCACGCCGTATTTCTCGCCGACTTCCAGCGTGAAGCAGTCCAGGTAGCTCACGCGTTTGCCGCCCGGCGCCAGCGGGAACTCGGTCAGCTTGGCGCCTTCGATCGCTTCCCAGTCGATCTCGCCGCTCAGCGGAATGGAGACGGTCACGGCCAGTTCGTATTCCGACACGCCGCGGGCGAAGCCTTTGGCGCGGCCGCTGGAGTTCATGGTTTTCACCAGCTTGCGGCCGGTTTTGCTGCTGACGTTGAGGTCGATGACATCGATTTCCTGGCCGTCCACTTCCAGGACGATGGAGCCTGCGTATTCTTTGAGAGCCATGAGTCTTTCCTTGTGGGTTCTAGAGAAGGGGCCGACCGGCGGCGCCGGCCGGCAAAGGGGAGAGCGTTACAGCAAGAGATCGATGCGGCCGGCGAACACGTGCAGGCCGTTGACCACGTCCACCGGGATTTTGGCGTCCAGGCGGTTGGCGTCCTGCAGATCGCGTTCCACGATCAGGCCGGCCTTGTTGGCTTCCACCTGTTCGATGATTTCCAGCTCTTCCAGCTTGTACAGCACGTCCAGCAGCTCGGAGCGGACCTTGGACGGCGTGCGGTCGGACAGCTTTTCGCGCGGGAAGCGCAGCGCGATGCGCTCGCGGCAGGCGCGGCGCACGTAGTCCAGGGTGCGGATGGTGGTGATATCCAGCAGCGACACGTCGTCCACGCCCTGCGCATCCTTGGTGTAGGTGCTGATGGCGCGCACGATCTGCACGCGGTTGCCGGCGGCCACCTCCAGCGGGGTCACGCCGTTGTACAGCGCGCTTTCCTGCTCGGTGCGGGTGGTGCGGTAGGCCAGGTCCACCACGTCCAGGCCTGGCAGCTCCAGCGTGTTCAGCGGACGGGCCGGATCTTCCTCGCTAGCGATCACCGCGGCGTAGGCGGCGGCGATGTCGCCCGGCAGCTTGGCGGAGCCGCGATACCAGGCGGCGGTGATGCGGCCGCTGTCCAGTTTGGCGGACAGGGCGCTGGCGTCGGCCAGCGCGCCGGTGCTGGCGATCACGCCGATGGCGCCGCGCTGCTCCAGCGGGCCGGACACGAAATCCAGATGGGCGCGCAGCGCGGTCAGCGCGGCATCGCCGGTGAACGGGCTGGCGATGATCTGATGGCCGCCGCTGGCTACGGCGGACAGGGCCGGCGCGATGTCCGGATCGCCGGCGCCGCCCTTCATCGGCGCGACGACGACGCCGAGGCCAGCGATCTGCTCCTGCGCCTTCAGCGCGATGGCGTTGCCCAGGCTGCCCTTGTGGCGGGCGGTGAGGGTCAGCACTTCCTTGGCCGCGACAGCCGTGATCGGCAGGTCGGTCAGCTTGGCCAGCGCGGCCTGAGCGTTGGCGGCGATCTTGGGCGCGTCGTCGCCGGCGGCGACGGCGACGTCCACGCGGGCGGCGCCGATGTACAGGCTCAGCACGCCGGCGGCGGTGGCCGGGCCGCTGAAGGTGAAGCTGCCGGCGGCCGGCACGCCGGCGGCATTGTCATCGACGGCGATCACCGTCAGCTGCAGGTAGGGGTTGGCATTGATGGCGGCGCGCGCCATCAGGTGGGCGAAGGAACCGCGGCCGAAAGCCTGGGCGGCCTGCTCGTCGCTGAACACGTCCAGCGCGGCCAGCGCCGGCTGGGCGGCGGTATCGGCCAGGCGCTGGCCGATCACCAGCACGCGTTGCGGATTGCCCGGCAGCGTGCGCACCGCCAGTTTGGTGTTGAACTCGAAGTACTTGCCCGGCTTGCGGATCGAGGCCGGAATCTGGTCGAAGCTGATGTTGGGGCTGGCCATGAGGAAAAGCTCCTGATTTGGCGGTTGGGAAAGGAGCCGCGCCGAGCGGCGCGGCGAGGGGAAAGGCGTGGGCGGCTTCAGGCTTTGGGGGCGTTGACGACGTCCTGGGCCTTGACGCCGGCGGAGCCGGCGACGTTGTAATTGAGT